CATTCATATACTTGGTTAGGATCTTGAATAGTTTTTATACAGGACGCTGCCATTTTAAAAACTTCATCAACACGGTTTTCGTCTTCATCAGTAAAGTTTGTTGAGACAAACATGTCTAGACTAGGATAACCCATTGTTATAGAACATTCATCAGACAGTTTTATATCTGCCTTATGTCCTCTAGTCTTCTTAACTTTGATTGTATCCAATGGAATAGATACGTTTACAGTTGATTCACCATCATCAGGGCAAGTAACAACTACATCTACAGTCTCTCCTACAGATTTACATCTGATATTAAGGAAAAGATATTCGATATCGAAGGTTGCTAACCCTTCTACAGTTGTCAAATCCGTACAGGATATGATAATGTTTTTGATTGCTTCAATGATATCTGACTGTTCGCCAGTCTCAGTAGCAAGCAATAGTAACTTCTCTTCTTTTACAAGGAATGGTCTGAAGTTCACNGTTCTACCGTCNGACGGTAGTTTCAATTTGTACTTAGGTACATTTAACTTAGGTAATGCCATAAATTATTTCACGTCATATTTTATTTAGCAGGTTAGGTAGGACCCTCATATGAACTAGCAAATGCTATTGGACTACCAGTCTCGCGTGCATAAGTAACACCAGATTGTGTATATGAATCAACTATTTGTGCTTTCTCTTCATCTGATAGAGATCCTAGTCCAGTTCCTGCGGGTAAAGTCATAGGATATAGTTTACCGTAGTCAGAAAACTCATCAGCAGTAAAGAATCTATACCTCTCATAGTAGAACCCTACTGACAGTGACATCAAAGTATTCTGTTCATTGTTTAGTTGAATACTTCCTATGTTGTATGGAAATACATTTTGCATCTCCCAACAACCAGTGATCTGTCCGAAACTTTTGCTAGTGGGATCAAGAAGTTCTTGTATTTTACTTGTAGGTCTACTTGTAGTCTCCCATTTATAGACTCTTACTTTNGGTGAACAGTAGCGATCATAAAAGTCAACATACTGATTTGAGTCTCTTGATATTCTATTTACCCATGTTTCAAATATACTTCTTGTGTATTGAGATTTTGGAATCATAAACTCAATACTCATCTCACTGAATGCTTGGTTAGTTGCATACCTTACAGATGCACCTGGAGGTTGGAACTGTGCTGCAGTGATTTGTCTACTTGGTAAACCTACATTCATTGCATAGTAATCAAGTAGTCGAGCTGGATCACCCTTTTCCAATACCATTTTATCACTGGTACTGTCTCCTCCTACGTTACGAGGTTGTAATATAGGTGGACTTGCAAAACTAACTGTCCATTTGTTGAGTGTAGCAGGAGAATTCTTCTTGTTCTTAATCATAGAACCTAGAAATCCATCCACTCCACGCATAGGAGCAATTTTTCTAGCACTTTGGGGATTGGGGATTGCCATTATACTTTAAGTTCCTTTTCTGTGATTAACATAAACTCCCATGAGTGGTCTTTACAAAACTCAGTTGCTGCTTTCCACTTTGCTTTATTAATATGATAGGTAACAACCTCATTTATATATCTCTTTGTGTTTCTTTTTTGTGTCTTGGGTTCACGAGTCTGTCTGAATGGTTTGACTTCAACCAAATACCTTCTGTTCTGGATTTTAACATAAAAATCTGGAAAGTATCGATGACGTTTACCATCAACAGGTGAAATATAAGGAATGATAATCTCTTCGCTACCCCATTCTTGTACAGATGAGGTGACGTCACACCACTTCATGAACTTATATTCCCAAGAGGATCTATAAATAATGTTAGTGGGGTCACCTTTATACTTTCTAGGATAAGAAGGTCGATATTTTCCTTGATACCTCATAAATATAATATAGTTTCACATAGTATTTAGGAAAAAGTAGTGAGTGTTTACAAATATCCATTGAGACCACCATCACCTGACACAGGACCGAACGAACAGTTCCCTACTGAGGCAGTTGATTACGTCATGATGCATAGATTTAGAATCAAGTATGATGATAAGGATACTGGTTATGCAGGATTNAATGTACCTAACAGTACAGTAAACAGACAGTTGAATAGAAGTAGAGTATATATTGCAATGCCAAAGGCAGTACAAACAGCATACCAAGCATCATATAGTAANGTTGACTTAGGTGTTGGTGGTGTAATGGCAGCAGCATTAGTAGGAGGAGGAACAGCAGGTAACTTAAGTTTTGATAAAGTAGCAGACGCAATACAACAAGGTGCACAAGCAGGACTACCTCAAGGTACTGCAAATATAATAGCAAACGTTGCAGGTGCAGCAAACAAACTAACAGGTGTAGGGGGAGGTGCTAATGCCAATCAACTAATGGGATTATCACAAGGTAGAGTATTCAACCCTTTCTCAGAGCAAATCTTTAACGCAATGTCGTTNAGAACTCATAACTTCTCATTCAAAATGTTTGCTCGTTCAAAGAAAGAAGCAACTGAAATATATAAAATCGTAAGGTATCTTAAAACTGGAGCTCATCCTAAGGTTGCAGGTGGTGGTGCAAATGTATTTGATTTAAAAGATGAAATAGAAGATGCAAAGAATGATGAGAAAGAACAACTAGAGGCACTAGATTCATTGAATGGTATAGAAGCATTGACAAGTTCTAGATACTTTGAAGTACCAGATAAATATAGAATCAAGTTTGTTAGAATGGATCCCAACGGAGGTAGTATAGTAAGTTCACATCCTGAGTTACATTTTAGAATAGAAGACTCAGTGTGTACAAACATGAGTGTAAACTACACACCTGATGGGCAGTATACTTCATTCAAAGATACAGGTGATGCTTCATCTATGATTTCTGTTCCAGTGATTCAGATAGACATGGCATTTACTGAAACAAAACTACTCAGTCAGGCAGACGTACAGGCAGGTTACTAATGGCAGCTTATTTTACTTACTTTCCAAATGTATATGTTGGCGAAGGCATCACAGATGATGAAGCATATCGCTATCGTTTAGTAAAAAATATATTTCGTAGAGTAAAAGTTAGAGAAGACTTAGATCAATATGTAACTGCATTTGATGCTTACTCTATCAGAGATACAGATACACCATCTTCCTTAGCACATCAGTTATTTCAAAACGCTAAGTTAGACTGGGTGATACTACTCTCTAATAATATAACAGACTTCTATGAACAATGGCCTAAAAATAATAATGATCTACTAGCATACATTCAAGAAAACTATAACAGTGAAGATGGAGTTCATCACTATGAAACTCTTGAAGTAAAAGATGGTGATACTGTAATAACAAAGGCAGGTATAGAAGTATTAGATTCATTTAGAACTGTGATGCCAGATGGAACTACAAAATCTGCAGAACAATCTAGGTATCCTGTAAGTAACTATGAGCATGAAGTGTATAAGAATGAACTTAAGAGACAAATAGTTTTACCTACACCTACATTAGTTGACTTAATGATAGATGAGTTTGAAGATGCAGTAGCATATGAACAGCANCCAGAACTAGATGATGTAAACAATAAGAAAACCCCACTGTCTATTGCAGCGAGGTTTGTTGATGTTGCAGGTTTTGTTAGTGCCAGTGTGTCTAGACAATCAGCAGCAACTAGCACAACTACATTTGATTANGGTCCTTCTGGTTCTAATACTACGTCAGGAAGCGTAGGGGTTGCTACCACTTCAACAGCGACTACATCTACCACAACTAGTGATACATCTAGCACAACTAGCAGTACATCTAGCAGCAGTTCAAGTTCTTCTTCGAGCAGCAGCTCAAGTTCTAGTTCTAGTTCTTCTTCTTCATCATCCTCTTCTTCTGGTTCTTCTAGTTCCTCAGGTTCTTCTGGTTCTTCTGGTTACGGAGGTTACTAAAAAACTAAAGGGGTCAAAATTTTGGCGGAAAATTTTTAAGCGATATTTACAAACTAAAAGTCATTTTCGGACTACAAGGATGTCACCATCATCATCCTCTTCCTCTTCATCTTCTTCGTCTTCTATTCCTCTGAAGACTAGCAACTCAGTTCCAGTCTCAACTTCATCCATCTCTGGGTGTACTCTTCTCTTGATTGGTTTATCCATTTGATATATTGCAGTCATTGACTTAAACATAAATGCAAAGGTTGCTCCAAATAATNCTACAAAGAAACACAGGTATATAAAGACTGCCATATCACTCATCGTTGAAATAGTTTTTGTATTGGTACTTGTTTTAGTTTATCAAAGACGTCAACCTCTACTCTCTCAACTATCCTATCGAGAACGTCTATNTCTATCTCCATGAAAGGAGGAATGATACCTAATAATCTAAGTAATCCATCTACAAATAAAGCAAGAGCTGTGAATCCTAGTATCATACTGATAACAGTAGCATCACGATTATGCTTTGCCATTGATGCTTCATCAATCTTTCTTGCTTCATCAATAGCGTACTTGATTAGTTCGTCCACCTCTGCTTTCGTATAGGTATCTTTATTCATAGGAATTCGTACTACCTCCGTAAGGGGGAACTCTTTAAGTATCATTTCTACCATAGACTATCCTCCGTCTATTTGACATCCAACTAGTGCACCACTTACAACACCTAATGGTATTGACCATCCCATAGCATCTTTTTCAGACATTGCTGCTGCAGCACCACCACCTAGGATTGCTCCTAAGAATGAACCTTCTTCACATGAGTTTAGATCAGGACCAGTGTGGTCTGGGACTGGTTTAGTTCTAGGACCATAGTCAGGATAAGAAGGTCTGTATGGTCTGTGTCCTAGAGTCCAACATGGGACTTCTTCTGTATCGTAATAACGATTAATATATCCTTCACCATAATGACTTCTGTATGGTGGGATGTACTCTTCACGAACTACTTTTCTATAGCAAGTCTGATTAGTAGTATGACCTACTGTCCTATAGTAGTAATCCCCCGCCATAGCAGCAGGGGATGATAGTGCGAGTATGGTTGCTAGTGCAATCTTCATTCTTCCTCGGCAAGTTTTGAAAAGTAACTAAGTGCATCTTCTTCATCTTCTACAGGTGAAGAGGCAACTGCTTTCTCTCT